CTAAATTTTCGTTTTTACGGAATAACTCTAATATAGCGTCTGCGATACGGGCGTCATTTTGTTTCGGGAATAAAACGAATAAATTGGCGTCTACATACTTAGTGAATTGTTGTAAATAAGATGGTAGTTGGTCTATTTGTGGTTCGTTATTACTATTAACAATATCAATTAATATTGATTTATCTTCATCAACAGCCTCAACAGGTGCCTTATCTTTTAGCTTCTTATAATTAGCATTGTTATATAGAATCAAATAACGTTTAGCAATAGTACCAAAGTAACTAAATGCTTTACCTTTATTCTGATTATACAAGTGTAATTTTTCTAATAGAAAGTCCACCACTTCATGCTGTAACTCAGGGATAGTATCCACTTCCGTATAGTAAAATTTAAAAGTATGAATGATATTTTCAGCCAGCTTATGAAACGAATAATTGATTTTTTCATTAAATATTTTATTACGTATATCTTGATCTTTACATTTTAGATACTCAATAATAGCATCTTCAGTTTCCTGAGTGAAGTAAACATTAGCCTTTTTAGGTTTGCGTTTACGGACAGTCCCTTTCTTCGTTAATAATACTTCTTGCTCTTCTGCCATGTTTAAATGTTCTTAAGGTAGTGGTTTAACGAATCTTGAATGTTCTGTAAGTTACGGAAGAAGAATCCTATCTGATCATCTGATTTAAATGCTTCAGTTAACTCAACAGCGTTAAGTTGTCTATTTGATTCATCAACAATAGCGGCTACACTATCAATTACAATTTTTTGTTTAGTAGCAATTTGTTCTAATTTAGCTACTTTTTGATTTAGGTTCCAAACAATGTATCCAAACACTGTTACTACCCATAATACGATTGATACAATTCCTAATATCATATTTTTTTCATTAGCTCGGCTAAAGCAGGATTAGACATAGATTTTAATGCTTTTTGCTTCACAGCCGAATTGTTTTTATTTAATTTAAAGTTATTTTCCTTTTTAGGTGTTTCTACTTTTGGTCCTAATAACTTAGGTAACCATTCTTTTTCAAACTCAATTCTAGCCGCCATTAAATCCGCCTGATGTAAGACATATACAAGTGAAGTACGAGGCTTAGTTTCAGGTGTAAAACCCATTAAGTAAGCCTTATTTGATTCATCATATAGTCCATCATGAGTTCTGATAGCTATCATTTCGTTTTTAGTAGGTATAATACCATTACTAAGTAACAAATGTAAACCACGATCAGGAACAGTCATATACTCTAAACGATCGTTGAACATATAAGTTTCATTTAACTTATCTCGTCTCCATTGGTCTGTCTGTTCAATGTACGCGGCGTTTTCCTCATCTCCAAATTTACCTAAGTCATGGTTGATAGCTGAGAATACTAATTCCTCAGTTGTATAAGTGTCTATCATTCCAAACTCATGCCATACAGTGTTAAATGTTAAGGCAGCGGCTACTACTCTATTTACATGGTCGACATAACCACCTGGAAAGCAATTATGATACTGAGATTTATGAGACGCAGGCATCATAATGAAACGTTCCTCATGTTTAGTATAAAACTCAAGTAATAGTTGTTTACGTGGTTCTGAGATATATAGTTCTATGTTAGATAGAAACTTATCCCAATTGTCTTTAATTTGTTCTGGTGTTAACATAACTTTGATTGTTTTTAATTTTACTCTTCAGAGTTGATTAATGTTCTAATTTCTTCAACTTTATTCTTCAGTTCACTAATCATATCTTTAGCTACCACGATAGTGAAGTTAGGATCTGAGAATTTTGAGCCGAATCCAACTAGCATATTTTCTAATTGGTCTAATTTTCTTTCTACTTGAGGTTTATATCTCATTTTATATAGTTTTTTATTATTGTTACCAAATGTGGTATTGTATCGAATGTACGTAACTTATCTGTGGTCTCCAATTCTGTTTCACCTACTATGACAATTGTATCTTCTTTAGTATCAATGAACACCATTGGGTACGTATCAGTTTTAAATAGTTTCTCTATACTATTAGAGAAGTCATCGAATTTGTTAGCATCAATGTCGACATAGGCTATTCCGCAACTGTCTAATTCACTCTTTAACCACATGCAATAATCACAGTCACTTAACGTTAATAACCTTACTCCTACTCCTCCATTCATTCCTTTATTAATCATTCTAATTAATTTAGTGCTCTAAAAAAATATGGAAAAAATCCTGGGATTCCAAACTCCTAGTTAAGGTCATCCAAACTTTTCCATCGGCCTTTACCGGGGATTTAACGGGGTAAATGCTATTATATAAATATATATGAACCATAGGAGTTAGCCGTTTAAAGTGGGGTTAAGTCGGTATTAATGACAAACTCCCAACCCATATTGCAGGGTCAGGAGTCATAGTAAAAGCAACGGACCTGTATTATTTAGTTATATATTTAACTAATTCTTTATTTAACATCATTAATTTAAACTTATTTGGATTACTATTGTAAATAGATTTAACCATATTGTAACAAACGTCAGTTGCGAATATTTTCTCTGTTACAATTTTACTGATACGTTCAGTTAATGGTTTTTCAACCGCATTATCCTTAGCATAGAACTCTAAATAGTTAGCAACCCTTGTACCTAATGTAGCGGCAATATCTGCTCTATAATTCTTATCTTTACCAACTAAACTCTTAAGTGTGTTCATAACATATGTTTCATCTTGGTTCATGATGTTTTCAGGTGAAATCATCTTATCCAATTTATTATTAATGAACATAGTAAACAAAGTACTAAACTCACTACCAACACTACCTTCTCCAATCATTTGAATTAATGGTAATGATTCCTCAAACGATTTAAGTGAACTAATACTATTAAAGAACATACTAACACTTCTACTGTTAACTTCTTTAGTAACTAATTCTGGATGCATCAACATAAAGTTAATACAACGGCCATCTAATTTAGCTTGTTCAGCCCACTTACCCCAACATTTAAGATCAAACTTTAAATTAACACTAATAAATCTCGTTTTTTGAGCGTTATCGATACTGTTAACTAAATAGTCTCCATTATCAGGATTAGCAGTTAATATGATATGCCAATCTTTAGGTAACTTCCAACTAATATATTGTTGACGGTCAATTAACTCCATTACAGCTTGAATGAATCTCATATCAGCTCTATTCCAGTCATCCAATAATAGAATACCACCATTTGATTTACCACTAATCCATTCAGGTGGACAGTAACTCATACGATTCAAACCTGTAGCTTCATAACCTTTCTTACGATAGTCCTCAACTGAATTTTCATCTACCCATTCAGTTACTTTTTTGTCCTTCATTTCAAATTGACGAATTGGAAAACCTACTAAGTCACCTATTTCCTCAATTTGAGCTAAGTTTAACTTAACGAAATTCAAACCTAATTCATCTGCTAATTGGACGATAGAAGATGTTTTACCAATACCACTATCACCTATAACTTCAGTTGATACCATTGGTTTATTGTTTTCTTGTAGATAACGGTTGTTATCAATAATGTGTTTCAAAAAGTCCTTTAATTCGTGGACATTTAATGATACAGTCGCGTTTTGTTTTTTACTTGTCTTTGCCATTTTTTTACTTTTTATTTATAACTAAATTTATATTTTTAATTAAGGTCATTTAATTTATTTCCATTATTTATTTTCATTTTATCAAGTGGATATGGATAAGGAGAATAATTTAATGATTCTGAAGTTGACTCATCATCAACATATAATGATTGTTCACGACCTTTATCTTGTCTTTTATCCTCATAATGAAACCGAACACGATGACCACCTTCAATATTACTGAACACAGCAAATCTTAGTCCTGGACATTCATTCATTAAATAATTTACTTGTTGAGTAATAGTTGGGTTTTCAAAGTTAGCATTATTTAATAATGTTAATGCTATTCTAATATCATCTATATTCCAACTTGTAAGCATATCCTTCAAGTTGTAGATTTGGTCTTGATCCAAGTCGTGTATATTTTCCATTATGATTTAATTTGTACTTTAGCACCTGGTAAATCTTCATTAATACTTCTTCCTGAACAGTGAACCCATAAAGTAGGTTTACATGGTGTAGTGTTAACTGAACATTCACCATCAGTTAAGTAGATTAAGTTTTGAAATTTATCTTTATGGTCCCATAAATAGTCTATTACGGGTTCATAACTTGTACCTCCTCTACCTGATACTTTATAATCATCACTAAACTGTCCTTTATATTCATAAACATTTCCAATTTGAGCATCACACTCAATAACAGTCACTTCAGTTCCTGTTTTCCATATATGATGAATTTCACTTAAAAATTCTTTCAAATCATCCTTAGAAACTGAACCTGAGGTATCAATAGCAACTAATGTATTTTTTCTTTGTTTAATTTTAAGAGCTGGATTACCATAGAAACGTTTATTTGGTTTACGTCTTGTTTTCTTAGTATAAACTTTACTAGCCATACCATTAAAACGTCTTAAATAAGCTCTCCAATC